CACCGCTCGAAAGAACGGGCATTTCGTCATCAAAAACCGGCAACACTACGCACCGGCAATTCGGGTGATTCGGAGGCGCGTCTTCGCCGCTAGGAAAGTTGTCATCAAGCCCGATGATTCCGGCCTCCCCGCACTCGCGGCATTCGTCGCTGACCATATCGTCTTGCGCTGTAAGCCACGTCTTTCCTGCGACGATCCCAGATGCACGATAACCCTCCATCGTCCCTGCGATGTCCGCCTTGGCGATTTCTGTTCTGGCGATCATCTCTGCGCGCGACTCGCTGAATGGATAGGACGCCTCAATCTCTGCGGCCATCTCTTGGGAGCTCCATCCCTCGTTCAAAGCACGTTCTGTGGTACTGCGCAGCATGTCGCGCGTGCCTTCGTCAATTCGCCACTTGGCATCGGGGTTTTGCACCAGTTCGCCATCGACGCGCCGCATTCCTACCATTTCGGCGGCGCGATCCGCGGCCCATGTTTCGGCTTTGTCTCGAAGCAGGTCTTCCAGGTCGTCGCTTGTTACGCCTATTTGCCGCAACCCCTGTATGCCGCCGTCGATGGCAATTGCGGCCAACGTAGGCCGAAACATTCCCGGCAATTCATCCGCCCATTCGGCGAAATCAATTTCTTCCAGCGCCTTTGCTACCAGCGCGGACACTTTGCGCTGCCCGCCATGGCTGGATTTCTCAAGCCCAAGCGCGTCAGATAATTGCGCGGCGATCTGCCCGGCTTGTTGCTTGAGGAATCGCTTAATACTGCCGGATAGGGCTTTTCGAGCGCGCCTCACCACCGGTCTGTCGCGGTCGATGAGGCGCAGCGCTTTTTTTGCCTTTTCCACCTTTACGGATGCCTCAGTCTCTCCGCCCGGTTCCGGGTCTGGAACCTCGTCAAGTGGTTCCATGCCAAGCTCTGCACGCACCTCGTTTGGCGTCTTCACCCCGGCCGTGATGTAGATGTTGTTTACCTGCGCCTGGACAAGTGGGTCGATAGAGGTTTCTTCGGCCCACGAGAATTCGAGATCGCTGAAGCCGAAGTACCTGATCAATACCGAGTCGACAAATCCCTTGATCCAGTTCTGCAGCGGCTCCAGACCTTCGGCAAGCGACTGCTCGCGGGATGTTTCGGCGACGGCTCGATTGACCTGCGCGACGAATGGCGTCGGCTCGATGGAGAAACAAAAGCAGATCACGCGCGCCAGCCACTCGTCATACATGTCCTTTAGTGGAGGCTGCTTGGTCTCCTTGAAGTTCTTGGAGATGTCGCCCGGAACGAACTTAAGCCGGCGGCGAGCTGCACTGTCGCCTTCCATGAGCGTGTCCCAGTAATCCTGGAACTGCCGAATCTGCTCCGGCTGCCAATCGGCAGGAACCCCAGCAAGCGCGTCAGGAACGCTGCCGGACTGGTAATACTCCATGACATGCAGCTGCCGGCGCAGGGCGATATTCACGGTCATCACCACCTGCTCGACCGGAGAGAACCCATACACCTTGTGCGTTCGCGGATTGCGCGGCCGGTAAATCATCTCGTCACGGGTGTAATCCACTGCCGCCACGCCCTTGATGATCTGCTGGTACGCGGTAGCCGGTGGCAGCGGGGTGCGTCCCGTGGCATCAATTACCCGCTTGATTGTCGCGCCGTCGATTGGCTCCAACGCGTAAAGCTGCCCGCCTACCGTCAAGCGCGGGTAGACAGCCGGCGCGTCTATCACAAGCAGGTCCTCGATCAGCATCCGCAGCCATTCGTCCCAGCTGTGCTCGCGGTCCGGCATTGCGAAGAAGGATTCGATCGTTTTGCAGCGTGCGTCTGGCTTCTGCCCTGGGTCGCGCGGCTTGATCGTCCAGCGCATCTTTGCCAACTGGTCTTTGCGCGTCTCAATTACCAGGCGAAGCAGATCGTAGTTGTCTGCCAGCGCGCGCAACTGGGGGAATGTTATCGACTCACCCTGACGCGGTTTGGCCGTGGTGTTGTAGCCAGACGGGTAATCAAACTGGCGCCCGGCCGCTTCCGGTGCAATCGGGGCGAGCGGCTTGAGAGGGCCGAACCAATCAGGATTTTGCCGGGTCATGCCGGCGACACGCGCGACGAGGTTCGGCTCAACCTGATTGCCCTGCCCGTTACGATTCGCCATTCTGTTTTACCTGTTTATTGGCATAAAAAACCCGCCGAGACGGGATAAACCGTGAGTGAAACAATCACCGCCACAATCAGCGCACTGGCAAACAATGCGCCGAGCGCGAAGCAGTGGAGGCAGTCAATTTTCATTGGCCGATGTGGGTTGTTGATTACGCTTGGACTCGTCTCAAATGCGCAGTGCGTTTTGGTTCAATCGCCCCAATCGTTGGCAGTCCTGCGAAGCGATGCCCGTTGTAATCAACATAGTGCGATGGCACACGCACGCCACCATTGATACAAGGTGAGCTAATTGCCGGCACATAATTGCTGTTAAGCAAAGGATTAGCAGAAATTGTGCCGCTATCACCTGTAAGTCCCGTTACAGCAACCCCTGAAACGCAGTTGTTTTTGAATCCGGTCGCATTGGTACGGAATGCTGAAGCAGCGCCAGTCGCACCGACCACGATGTTGTTATCTACCCTGAAAACTCCACCAGTGACAACCTCAGTCCATGCGGCTTCGGCTTCATAAACCGTAGGGCCGCGATAGTCAGTCAAGCCGACATTTACATGAGTGTTATTGCAGTAAACATGCCCGGTAGTTACACCAGTTACTTGCATGCCTACGCCACAGGTATCAATGATATTTCCAACAAACTCCTGTGATGCTGCGGAGTTATCCTGCATTGCACGCTGCGAGTGGTGGAAATAGTTACGCATTACGCGAGTATTCGCGCTGCTTATTTCCGTGTATGCCCCGCATCCATCCCATAACTTGAATTTGTTCGAACCGCCACAGTAACCGAATTCGTTATCGTGAATGTAGGCACCGTCCATGCTCAGGTAAATAGCGCCTTGAGGGTATGCCTGCCCACTTCTCAGAAACGTCGAGTTTTTTACCTCAAACCTACGATACTGCCCAAGTCCGCCTTTAGAGTTACCCCAGACGAATAAACATGGGCTGGTATCAGCGTGCAAACCTTCTGCGACAATATCAAACACCGAGCCTGATTCAGCGGACGCAGACACCAAACCACAAGCGTGGTATCCGTGGATATTGGTGGCGCGCAGAACGCGAGCATCTCCTCCAACCCCCTGAAGCGGATTTATACAGGCACCGGAATACTGAAATTTCAGATCACTAAAATGCAAATGGTTCCAATTGTTCCCCATTATCTTAAAGACACCACGGGAACCAGAACTTACGCGCACCTTGCCATAATACGTTGTTGGGTCAATCCCAGCAGGCGCGTATAAGTAGAACTTTGTTGTATCCGCAGAAGGGAAAATGTAATCCCCATCTGCAACTAGCGTATTGATATCTTTTGTCGGGTCTTGCCCAACGCCATAAACGAGAGGATCGCCCAACATCACCAGTGCAAAAGCTCCGTAGAATGCCGCGCCATTGGTGTAATACCATTCCCCATTTACCGCATCCCAAGTCCACTCTGCTGCTGTGGGTTCATACCAAGACTCGATAATTGGGTAAGCGCCAGAGCCACCGCCAGCTTCATACCCGCGAATCAGAATTGGAGACTCTTCAGTACCAACCCATCCATTGCATGTAATGTTATCGGCTGGGGAGGAATTCAGTATCCAATGTGAATCGTTGGCTAAGTTTAGGCTGTCGCCAGGTCCAAGTGATGCCAGATTAGAGTTGATCTTGCCAAGCGTTTTCCACGGAAGCAATAACGTTCCTGGATTGGTGTCCAGGCCGCGATTTGCGTCGATGTAATAATCGGCCATTAGTTGCCGCAAGTGTCCAGTTCAATAATAAAATCTTTCAACGTCATTGTTTCCGCGCCGGTAGTCATTTGCGTCGTCACCGTCATGTAAAGCGCATTTGATATGCTTGGAATTGCCGTATCAGCTGCGGCTGCGGTGCTTAAAGCATACCCGGTCGGAACTGTAGACGTTAAATTACGTATGCTAGTAGCCGTGTTAAAAACAAATTCACGAAGGTCGTGTAATGATCTATTTGATGTGGCCGGTTGTGCAATCAATGCAATCTGCATATCCCCCACATCACCAGCAGTGCCAATTCTAAATCGCCTAGAACATGTATCAACGGTAGAAGATTTATCGTATCGACTTTTAACGCGGATAATATCTCCGGCCTTAATTAAGTTCGCTTTGAATAAAAACTGATCAAGAATCTGCTCGTTTGTATTTGCAACAGAAGTAACGTCGGTATAGTTGTTTTTGAGGACAACAGTTCCACCTAGCGCACGCCAGCGGGTGCCGTCCGAATACCATTGGCTTCCGCCAACACCTACATCGCTTACGTAGTAATGTACGCCAGCCTGTACCTTCGTTGGGTCTGGCAAATTGGCGAACAACACAGCCGCATAGTCCGAGATAGCGTAAGAAACCCCATCCGGACCCAGCAGCACCGGGTTGCCGTTGGCGTCAGTGGATAATATCTGCGGCGTAAATCCGGCATCAAGTAGCTCGCTGGAAAACTCCGCAGGAACCGTTACGCCGCCATTCACAACTGGATAGGTGTAGTTGCCAGCAGTAATCTGCGTAATTCCATTCGGCGCGGTCATGGTTACGTTTGGCATGCTTTTTCCTTCTGTGCCTCGGCCTGCTGGCGTATCCAATCCAGCATGCCGAAATTGTTGATGTTCAGTTCGTCAAAGGCATCCGAGAGCGCATCGACCTGATCGTCATGAGTGCCGTTTGGAAACACGCGCATTTCATCGATCAGCGGCGAATTCCAGTCTGCGCGTATCATCATCACGTTTCCGACGTTGACCTGCGCCGCGAATGGCTCGGCCCGTGTTACTTTGTCTCCTGACACCGGCTTTGATGTCGCGCCGAAGCCGACCAGCAGCTTCGTGAAGTTCGCGGCCTGCGACTTTCCGGCCTGTCCAGGGTCTTGCGGGATTCGAACGCGGCATGCCGTTCCATCGCGCCTAGAGGTGTTTAGCAATGATGCCTCGACCGTTTCAGGACCGCCGCGAAAGCGCTCGATGTCGGCGATGATCCAGCGCCCGCCAGGTGTTACACCAAGTTTCCCGCCGACTGTCCAGTCTCCGCCGTCCGCCGTTGACGCGAAATCCCAACCACGGACGAATCGAGTGCCCGCTGGAATTGCGTCGACGATCTCCAGCTTCTCTGGTTTGAACAGATTGCCCTCTGCCGCTGTTGGCCGCTGTTGGTAAAGCGCCAACCAGTTGCTGGAGCTCATCACCTGCTTGCGTTCCAACAGGAAATCGAGACTCTTGAGCTCCGGGAAAAGCGCCTCACCGGCCTTTCGGTGCGGCTCGTCTACCTCTGCAATGGCCGGGTAGCTCAGCACCCTGATTTCGTGGTAACGCTCCACCAGCCTGCCTATCGGATCATCGATATGCCATCGAGTGAGGATTGCAAGCAGGCCGGCATCCTCCGAAAACCGGGTGAAGAAATCATCCGTGAACCAGTCCCATGCGGCTTGCCTGATCGCCTCGCTGTTGGCGTCTGCCCGCCCGCGTATGGGGTCATCAATGACGCCAAGGTCCAGGCTTTCGCCAGTTATTGATCCGCGAACGGTCGTGTTCCGGAAAAAACCGTCATGCCCAACGTATTCAACGATTTCGCGATTGCGAAGGTGCTGCGCCGATACAGAAACAGCGCTTGAGCTGTTGATTCGTGTTCCTGGGAAAATGCTCCGGTAAATCTCACTGTCGTACATCCGCTGCAATCTCAAATTGGCGCGAATCCCGAGACGATCCGAGAATGACGTGTATATCGTCCTGTAATCCGGATTTTTGCCAGCAAGCCATGCGATGAAGTCGATGATCTGAACAGACTTGCCATGCTGCGGCGGTGCCTGGATGACCAACTTTGGGCGCTTGCCCGCCACCAGATCATCGTAAAACGCCTGCAACTCTCGTGCGATCTCTGTTTGCCACCAGCCCCGCTTGGATTTCGTGTTCACCAGCCTGCGAAAGTGCAGGAAGTCTTTCCGCGCTAGGCGGATTGAGTGCTCCCGAAGAAGCTCTAGTTTTCTACTATTGGATACCGAATTTGGCGATTTCTGCCGCGAGTTCTTCATCGGTCAGGTCCGCCGTAGATCTGGTATGCATTGGCCCGCCATTCGGGCCGCTGACTTCCGTACGAATCGGCGCGTTGTACCCGTGCATCTCGTTTAGCACCTTTACCGCCGCTATCCGGTCGCTGTCTTTCTCCGCGGCTAAGGCGATGGGTTTCAACGTCGCAACGGAGTCCATGCGACTCCACAGAGCCTGTTTTTCCAGATCGGCACGAAGTTCATCTACCCTAGCCAAAACCTCACCACGGCGCATGATTGCGCTGGACTTGTTCCAGACAGTCGCATCCTTCCAATTCAATGAATTCTGGAATGCCTGCCGGTACGCCTCTGCCTGGCTTAGGCCATTGGCAACACCCTGCGCGAACTTCTCTAAACGGGGCGA